AAAAGAGGGGTAACAGAAGTGTTGCCCTTTTTTTATGCAAAAAACATATTATCTTCGTTATATAGATATGAAAATATTAACCACCTCGACAAATAGCCAAGTTGTAAAAATTATTCCTAGAGAATATGCATCAACGGCAACGGTTACTTTAAGAGATGATCAAACAAATACGGTAAGCACTTTTACAGATATAAGCTTGACACAAACAGGAGACTATAATATAATAAATGAAGCCTTTGCCTTAAAAGAAGGGTATTATTATGATATGATTGTAACCGCATCCGGATCTGTTATTTATAAAGATAAAGTATTTTGTACTGATCAATCTGTGGATCAATCAACAAATCAATATTACACAGTTAATAAAGATGTATACAAAAGTGATACATCGTACGATGAAGATTATATAATTTTATGAGTGTAAAAATAGTACAACTAGCAAGCTATACATCCCCGAAAGTTAGCGAACAAAAGAATCAAGAGTATGTTTCTTATGGAGATGATAATAATTACTTTCAATATCTTATTGACAGATACAACGGAAGTCCTACAAACAACGCAGCTATAAACGGGATCTCTCAATTAATATTTGGAGAAGGTTTAGATGCTACAGACTCTAGTAAAAATCCGGATGGATACGCTAAAATGAAATCTTTATTTAGAGATGATTGTATCCAAAAGCTTTGTAACGATTTAAAGTTAATGGGTCAATGTGCTATACAAGTTATATACTCTAAAGACAGATCACAAATTGCACAAATAGAACACTTTCCTGTAGAGACTTTACGAGCAGAGAAGTGTAATAAAGAGGGAGATATAGAGGCTTATTACTATCATTCAGATTGGAGTAAAGTAAAGCCACAAGACGATTTAAAACGCATACCGGCATACGGTTTCAGTAATGAGGCAATAGAGATATACTATGTGAAACCATATAGAACAGGCTATTACTATTACTCTCCTGTGGATTATCAAGGTGGCTTACAATACTCTGAGCTAGAAGAGGAGATAGCAAACTATCATTTAAACAATATAATGAACGGTTTAGCTCCTAGTATGCTAATAAACTTTAATAATGGTATTCCAACGGAAGAGGAAAGACGTATTATTGAAACGAAAGTAAGAGATAAGTTTAGTGGTACATCTAATGCAGGAAAATTTATATTGTCTTTTAACGATAACGAGACACAAGGAGCAAGTATAGAACCAGTTCAATTATCGGATGCACATAGTCAATATCAATTCCTTTCGGATGAATCGATGAGAAAGATAATGGTAAGCCACAGAATCGTTTCTCCTATGCTTTTGGGTATAAAGGATAACACCGGACTAGGAAACAACGCAGAAGAGCTTAAAACGGCTTCTAATTTGATGGACAATACTGTAATAAGACCGTTTCAAAATCTACTTATTAATTGTTTAGACAATATACTATCATATAATGAGATCTCTTTAAAGCTATATTTTAAAACTTTACAACCTATTGAGTTTGCAGATCTAGAAAATGCTTTGACTAAAGAAGCGGTTGAAGAGGAGACAGGGCAAAAATTATCTTTAAGTGAAGAGGATTTAAAAGAACCTTGTTGGGATGGGTACGAAATGATAGGATATAAAAATAAAGATGGTAAAAAAGTTCCTAATTGTGTACCTATCGAAGCAGCCGATCAAATGAGATCTACAGTTTTAAAAGCTTTAGAAGGTTTAGGAGAGGATGAGGATTTAAGTGAATTTGTTTTAGTAGATGAAAGACCGGCAAATCACGAGACTGATACAGAAATGGAAGGTATTATGAACTTTGCAAACGTAATAAAAGGATCTCCGAGTAAGAAAAGCAAACAAGACACAACCTTATTTAAGATAAGATATCAATATGCACCTTTAACAACAAGCAAAAATAGCAGAGAATTTTGTGAGAAAATGGTAAAAGCTGCTAAACTATATAGAGTTGAGGATCTAAATAAAAAACTCGATATGAATGAGGGATTTGGCAAGGGAGGATCCGATAGCTATAATCCATTTTTATTCAAAGGCGGAGTTAATTGTAAGCATTTTTGGATGAGAAAAATCTATATGAGGAAAAATAATCGAAAGATTTCTGTAAACGATGCCAAGCGTATGATTAACGATCTAGATCCTAGCCAAAGAAAAGATGCTAGGTTTGAGGATAACGATCCTAGAGTAGCACAAATTGCAGAAGAGAAAAATAACTATTGGAGAGCATAATATATGGCAACGGCACTATTTATAAAGAGAGCAGATATTGTTAAGAATACCATAATTAATGGTAATGTTGACACAGATAAGTTTATACAATTCATTAAAATAGCTCAAGAGATGCATATCCAAAATTATCTTGGTACTGAGCTTTACAATAAGATTAGTGCGGATATAATTGCAGATTCATTAGCGGGGAATTATTTAACCCTAGTAAACAAGTATGTGCAACCTATGTTAATCCATTATGCTATGGTAGATTATTTACCTTTTTCAGCGTACGAAGTAAAAAATGGAGGGTTATTTAAACACAGAAGCGAAAACTCAGAGACTCCGGCAAAAGATGAGGTTGATTTCTTAGTTCAAAGATATAGAAACTTTGCAGATTTTTACACAACTAGATTTTTAGATCATATTAGCTTTGAAGCTTCGAGTAAATATCCGGAATATTATAGTAACTCAAATGAAGATATGCATCCGGATCGAAACAATAATTTTGTGGGGTGGGTTTTATGAGTACATACGGGATTAAAAAAAGTAATATTGTAAAATTAATGCAATACATAAAAGAAAAGAGCAAAACTAAAAAATAATGCGTTATATATAATATGGGATTTGGAAGTATATATTCTGTTTCTTGGTGGGGAAACGCAAACGAAGCAAATGGATGGGGGTCAATCTATCCATTCAATGCGGATGGATCTTCATTGACGGCAGATACAACATTAATATTAGCAGATACGACAACAATAAAAGCAGATGCGACAGAATTTTAAATAAAAGAAATGGCAAAACAAGTAATTAATATTGGGACTACCGCAAACGATGGAACAGGAGATCCTTTAAGAACAGCCTTTGACAAGGTCAATGATAACTTTAATGAATTGTACACAGATGATACAAACGATGTATCCTCAATAGTAGCTACTGCTCCAATAGCTAGAAACAACGCAACAGGGATAGTAACAATATCTTTAGATGATAATGGTATTGATGCAACTAAACTTAATGTTAGTGGAAATGGCTCAAGTGGACAAGCTTTAACCTCAGATGGTGACGGTTCGTTTAGTTGGACTACAATGGAGGTTGGAGATATTACTTCGGTTGTAGCAGGTGCAGGAATGACAGGCGGAGGTACAAGCGGAGATGTTACGCTTAATGCAATAGGTGGTAATTCTATAACGGTCAATGCCGATTCAATACAAGTAACAGATAGCGGAATTACTGCTACTCAATTAGCAAACGATGCAGTAACTACAGATAAAGTTATAGACGATGCAATAACTGCCGATAAACTAGCTAACTCGATTAATACAGAAATCGCAGCAAATACAGCAAAGGTTACTAACGCAACTCATACGGGCGAGGTAACAGGTGCGACTGCATTAACTATTGCAAGTGATGTAGTAGATGCTGACAATCTAAAAGTAACAGGAAACGGTTCGGCAGGTCAAGCGCTTTTGTCTGATGGCGATGGTACTTTTTCTTGGGGTTCAGCAGGTAATACTTACACAGCGGGAGATGGGATTACACTTAACACTTTAGAGTTTGATTTAGATGCTGACTTAACAACTGTAACATCAATCCATAATACAGCTTTAAAAATTGGTAGAGGTGCAACTGATGATTATATTTCTTTTGCTACTGATAATCAAATAAGTTCTTTTATTGGCAACGCTGAAAAAATGAGATTAGATTCGTCTTTTGATCTACAAGTTGCAGGAGATGTAGTAGCAGCAAGTACAGCCTTTTCGGATAAAAGATTAAAAGAAAATATTAAGAAAATAGAAAACCCATTAAAAGCAATTGAACAGCTAAATGGAGTTACTTATGATTGGAAGTCTAACGGAAAATCTAGCGTTGGGGTTATTGCTCAAGATGTACAAAAAGTATTTCCTGACTTAGTAAAAGAAGTTCAGCCATTAGAAGGTGACGAAAAAAGACTTACAGTTAATTACGATGGTTTAATTGGGGTATTAATTGAAGCAGTAAAAGAATTAAAAGAAGAAGTAGAAACTTTAAAAACAAAATAAAATGGCTTTAACAGGAAACTGCTCACACACAGAATACATTGAACACGCTACAAATACAGTCACACAGACTATCACAAATCCAGATGGAGTGACTGAAAATG